TCCTTTGCGAACGAAGCCCGTTCGCGACCGGCCTTCACTTCCGCCGCGAATTGGTCGACCGACCCGTCGTCGTGACGAAGCCAAACGTGTAGGTCGGGAAGGTCGAAGTCGACACCGCCGCCGGACGACGGCATACGGACCGACGTGAAGCGGTCGACGAACCGGAAGTCAGATATGCCGAAGGTGTTCGCGTCTCGAAAGTCGTCGGGTGAACCTGCCGACAGTACGTTTCTGTAAGCCCGTTCCCACTTTTCTCCCTTCCGCGAAGACATAGACGAACGGTCCGTCGGCGGGAATGTTAATCTGCCGCTATTCAACCGATAGGTTTAATTCGACCGGAAGTGCCAATGGCTAACTACGGCGAAAGGTGGGGGCGAAACAACGCCCCGGGCACACGGTGGTACGGCTTACCCCGTGATAAAACGTGACCTTTCGTCCGAAAGCTATGAGTGACGAAACCGCCACCGAACACGTCGAACAAACCGGACGAACAACGTGCTTCTTTTGCTCATCGAAGGGGCCGCTCGAACGACACCATATTCTTCCCAAGCGTATCGGTGGAACGGACAAAGACCGGAACGTCGTCGACCTATGCCCGACGTGTCACAAACGAATCGAACAGCTATACGACGACCGGGTCTTGCGGGAACTGTCGCCGCACATGACCGGAGAAGCGTCGTCGGTCCGGTGGGTCGACCATTACGCCGCCGCCGTGCTGAACGAACTGTCGGTCGGGGGAACGGTGACGGTCGCCGCGCTTCGAAATTTGTACCGAAAACGTACCCGGATGAAAAACAGGGACACGGTGACGGACCGAGTCAAACGGCTTATCGAAAGCGGCTTGTTTGAATCTGCCGACGGTCCCCGAACGCACCGGTACGTCGGCGGGGAAGAATAATAAAATAATGATAGAAAATAGAAGTAGCGGTAAAACCGTCCGGTGCGTGTTACGATACACAAGTCGTAACATTCTGTTATACCCTACATGGCCCCTTTACGTACGTAAAGGGGCCAGTAGGGTATCTTCCTTACTACGACTTCGGTGTCGTCTACGCGGTTCGGTAGCGGGGTGGGAAAATGGGTCGTAAGGAACGGATAACGATTAGTGTGGACCGGTCGGTAGCCCGGTCACTACAATCCCGCCAATCGCTGAACGTAAGCGCATTGTGCAACAAAATGCTAACCGAATACGTCGCCGGGGGTGAAGTCCCCGACGTCGCAATTACTCGCCGTATCGAAGCCGTTCAGGCGGATATTGAACAATTAGAATCCGAAATAGCACTAAAGGAGACGTCGCTCGAACATAAAGAAGAAGAACTTCGGGTCTTACGGGAACTGGCCGCCGAGTCGCGTGCCGACACGTCGGACGAAATAGAAGAATTAGTCGACAAGGTAGAATCCGGCGACTTCCCCGAATCGAACGTGCAAAGCGACAATCCTGCCGTCGTGAACCACGCCGCAAAAGCGGGGATAACCCCGGAACGATTCACCGCCGAAGTCAAAAGACGTCTTAAATAATCGACGCGAAGACCGTTAGAAAGCGTCGACGTCGTGGTATTCGACGGGCCGCTTGTGTCCGTCTACCCAGTCGTCGAATCGAACGCCGAAGTCGACGTCGAAGTATATCCATTCTTCGCCGCGCTTCCGCCGGCCGTCTTTGCGTGGGTCGTCGGGGTTCCCCCGCCCCAGTATCGTCACCGGGTCGAACACATATATATCGTCGCCGATTCGAAGGCACACAAGCCCGTCGTTCGATTGGGCGGCCCCGGCGACGCGCTTCATTATCGACGTTCGACCGTCGGTCGCCGACGACCGGGCCGCACACACTAACGGCGTTCCGTCGACCGTCACCCGAAAGGCGAACCGACCGCTCGAATCGCTATACCACGTTTCGATTGTCGTTCGACGCGCCTTGAACCACTTTGCGAAGTCTTGGATTAGTGTCATAGGGTTCGCACCATTCAGTCGCTAACGTCGATGTTCACGGCGGCGACGCCCGCCGGGTGCCTCACACCGATAGGCGACGACACCGTCGCCGCCGTATCCAAGCCGATTTGCCGACTGATTACTTCCGGCGGCACCCGATACAGGGCGGTCGGGTCGACAAGCAACACGACGCCTTCGGGGGCAGATTTGACTTCGAAAACGTCGAAGCCGTCGAATTGCACCGACCCGTTGCTTCGGTCGACTTCGCTACCGAATTCCCATATCTCGTCGAATGCCTGCGACCCGGCATAGAACGCCGTATCGTCGTCGCGACCGAAGCCGTCGGCTTCTAATTCGTGAATGGCCTTCACCATATGGTGAAGTTTGAACTTCGACGGGAAGGCTTCGCACCCGGCACCGTCGATTAGCGTGTGCCACACGGCGGATTCGACGGCGGCCATTATCTCGTTCTGGTGGGACTGAACTACGGTCGACGCGACGTCGTCGGGGTCGAAGTCGTCGACTGAAATATCGGGCACGCTATCGGGGAGGGGGTCGCCGCCGTTCATAGGTCGACCCCGGCTTCGACCAATCGGTCGATTAGATACTCGCGTTCGGGCGTCATACCGACGTCGACGTCGTGTTCGGCGGCGATTTGCTTTAGGTCATTGTAGGCGACGCCGTCGAATTGGGCACGGTCACGCCAGTACCGGACGTCGTTAACCCGATTCACGACGGTCGACTTCGACACGTTCGCGACGTTCGCG